TGAATATATCATCTTCTAGGTGCTCTAGGTGTGTGTTCTTTGCCATGTCTTTATTATAGCAGTATCTCTAGGGGTGTAGGGAAATGAGTGGACAGTTTCTTCACTGGAGTTTCCAGTATACAGAGGACTTATCCGACTGAGAGGATGCGTAGAGATACATTTCTTTCATTATACTATCCTTCTTGGGGTGACTCTTGACCCAGTTTAACAGTCTTAAACCTGCTAACTTACTGTATCTCCATGCCTGTGGTGCCTGATCTATCCAGTTATACTGATCACCTTTAGGATCAGACTTCTTAAATCCTTTAGCATTATTATTATTTAATAGTTTATAGATCTCATCACTAACTGGTTTGTTTCCTGGTACACTCTGTGCCCAAGTAGGTTCATCTGGCACTCCATTGAAACCAGCATCAGTTAATAGTCTTCTAAGGACTGCACCCTGTATCTTACCCTGTGCAGCAGACTTACCTTTCAATTCTAACTTCCAATCACCCTTGGTAGGACCACCAAAGTTTCTTGCTTGAAACTTATCAAAGGTACCACTGCCATAGTATAGGTACACATCCATAGGGTGACTAGCATCACCCTTCCTACCATTGTCATAGGTAAGATCATACTTTACATACTTTGCTTTCTCATTTGCTTTCCTTTCAGCAGCAGGGATATCATTCTTCAATGTCATATTTGCACTACCTTCTATCTTCTTCAAAGATATACCAACGAGCTCTCCATCCTGTCTCATTTGTAGTAGTGCATTATTAAGACAGTCAATAGTCTTTTCCTTATCTAAGTGTGCTTTGACTGCACCCTTGGCAGTCTTCTTCACCATCCATATGTCAGCAGGATTCCACTTGTCCTCTGAGGATAAGTTAGTCTGATTCTTTACTCTACCAAATGCTTTCTTAATTGCACCATCATCGATGACATTATCACCCCTTAGAAATTGCCAACCACTTCCTTTAACCTTCTTGAATATCTCCTGTGCACCCATCCATGATGAGTCCTTCCACTCTCTAGGTAATGACATAATCTCTTGAAGGGATACACCTGGTATATCACATGCCTTTAGACCACATTTAAAATCATCCTCTGTAAAATTCTTTACATCACCACACTCATATCTCATAGCAGCATAGACACACTGTGCTGCCTCCTGTATCTTAGTTGCTGCTGCTCCACCACCAGATCCTTTACTACCCTCTGGTTTTACTTCAATCCTAATGACTTGCTCTTTATCTCTCTCTGGTAGGATGACATCTAATGCAGTACCTTTAGCATTCTTTCGTGCTTCATACCCCTGATTCTCCAGACCATTCATTATATTATCAACAGCACCAAGACGTGCAGACTGAGGGACAAATACCTTCAGTGCTATCTGAACTTTCTTTGTAGAGTCTTTATCCTCTACGTTTTTAACATCAAACAAATAATAAGAATAATCATCTCCACCTAACGCTGACATAACAGCTTCAAATGCAGCTTTATTCTGTGGAGGTACAGTAATAGCCATAAAAAAGAGGGGTGCTACCCCTCTATTTAGTCTTTCTTGTGTGGGTGTAGGGAGGTTGGATTCCTGTATACCAACAAGAGCAGGGCATTTCTACAGTTTAGAATTACCACTCAGCCTACGACCTACTTGGTTTGTAGTTCTACTGTTCCCAGCAGCGAGCACCACCTCTGTCGCATCACCTTAACCA